GCCGCATAAGCATCATCTTCTGAGCCTTGTAAAGATAACATATCAGCTTCAAAATCAAAAGCTATTTCAGAGAAACCTAAATCGTGTTTTCCACTCATATCTTGCATTACTCTAAGTGAGTTTCCAAATCCTGAGTTAAGAGCTGTCGCTTGATTTTTAGCTAATTCTTGTTTTGCTGTTAATTCAGCTAGAGCCTTTGCTTGTACTGCACGAGAAGATTCATTATCAATTTTAGATAAATCATTCAAATATGCTTGGTCAGCATTTCGCATACTAACTTCATTAGCGGCTGTGTTTCTTTGATGGACAGCACTTTTATTCTGAAAATCAGCTACAGTTGTTACTACTGCTAACGCTAATTGGGCTTCCGCTACTCCACACATTATTCTTTATTTGTCTCCTTTATCATTAATAAGAAGGGTAATTTTCCTACCCCATATTGTTTAATTTCTTCTTTAGGTTCAAAGCCTAGAAACTGTAGCCATTTTAATGACTTCCAATTTCTTCTATCAACCCAGTTGTATATATAAGTATATCCTTTACTCATTTTAGCTACCCAGTAAGGACATTCCTTAATAAATTGTTTTGTATGTTTAAATAAGTCTTCACTTGATAATAACCAAGCTATTCCATATTCAGGGTCTTTGGTTGGAGCAACCCCAAACATACCTATAACTCCTTCACTGGCTGTGCCAATGATTGTATAATTTCTACTTCTGTCATAAGTAAAAGGTATAACAAGAGCTTCCAAAGGTGACTTACCATCTGATGCTCTTATCTCTTCCCTATCTGCTATTCGCATTTTAGGTGCTAATTGTAATGCGTCAGCTAATACTGCGGGACGTACATAGTTTTCTTTTTCCATTAAATCCTTGTTGCTCTGTTATGATATAAACCTTCTACCTCAGCACTTGCTATATACATAGGTAAGTGTGAACTAGAGATAATGTCAAAAGTAAAATCGGTATTTCTACATTGTATTGGTACTTTAATAGTTCCTGAAGACAATGCGGCAGACCCAATGGTACTACCTGATGTCCCTAGAACATATCCGTTCATTACAGTTGTAGATTTACTTCTATTATCAGGTGTTACTTCTGCTGTGAAGAAACCTGAATTTTCGTAAGTTAATGCTATATTTCTAACTTGGTAACGACCTGTAGTTACAGCTAAAAGTCCTCTACCAGTATTTTCTCTAACGTATTGTGTTGATAATGTATACTTAGATTCAAAAGGAATACCTATCCATAAGTTTGTATGATTTCCTTCTAACGTATAGTTAGAACCACTAACAAATGTTAAAGCATAATCTGCTCCATTAGTTTTATCTACAGCTTTTAAACCTGTCTTAGCTCCATATGGAGAAGTTACAGTTGTTAAATCTGTTACACTAGAATATACACCTGTAACTGAAGTTCTTTTATCAAGGTATATTCCGTGTCCTAATGTTGAATCTTTTAAATTTCTTAAATCTATTTTAAATAATTTTGTATCTTGTCCTTCAACAGTAAATAAATAAACATTACTTTCTACTGAAAATCCACCAAGTATTTTAACTCCACTAAATTCCCATTTAGACCAAGCTGTTTGTACTTTCTCTCCACCATCAAAGAAATATTTATAAATATACATAGTATCAGCATTAGTTGCTGTTATATCTGAACCTGTAGTATAAGGTGCAACCTGTGCATCTGCTGTGTCTGCACATAAAACTGCAAGACAATCCTCAACTGTATTACTTACAATTTGATAAGCATTAGAAGGTATTAGACTTTGTACTGAAACTGAAATATCTAAACCATCATTTGTCAATGTATCATCATCAGCATAATATTCTCTTATTGCTGTATTGTTTGTCCTAGCTTGAGCAAAGTAAGCAAACTTACCTGCCGCAATAGGTGTTACTGAATCATCGTGTTCAAAACTTGAAACTTCATTTAAGATAGCAGTAGTTGGACTTATTGTATCTCCTGCGTGGTCAAGTTTATATTGAGCTGTATCAGAGAATAATAATAATGTTTCATTAAATCCTACTGAGTGTTTCAATGTATTAACTTGTGTTCCTGAAGCCGCTATATCAATAGGGTCAGTATCTAAAACTTGTGTAACTGTTGTAGCAAAGAAATTAAAGTAACTAGCATTTTCAGTTAAAATTAAATTCTCTCCTGATAACAGTCCTAATCTATTTTTATAATATGTTAAATTCTGTATTGTTTTACCTACAAATGAAGGATTAGGATTAGTGTCTGTAGCATCACCACAAACTCTATCTGTCCAATCTAATTTTTTAAATGTAAATGTACCATCATTATTATTAACCAATGCGTGAGGCATTGTAGTATCATCTAAACCTAAACTTGTTGCAGGTGCAATCGTTTCTGTCCACACACCTGTACCATCAAATTTAACATAGTAATCAGAAAGAGTATCTCCTTCATCACCTGTTACTTTAACGATAGTTCCTACTTTTCCATAGTAAGGTAATTTTGTAAAATCTTGTATTGTATCTTTAATGGCATACATCGCTGTATTACCTGAACCATCAGCCGTACTTATTGTATAAGTTTTAGCTTGGTCAATAATTTTTCCGTAAATAACAGAATCAAATTGTTCAAAATTAAAATAAGTATTTATATCAGAAAAGTTTGATAATCCTGATGTTGAAGATAAAGTTGCTCCTGTATCTGTTCTTACTGTTTTGAAAGCAATTCCGTCTGCACTAGAATCATAATGAGAACTTGAAGTTCCTTTCATTAATATATCTACTACTTTATTTGTATCTCTATATTTACTATCTGTAGCCGCATCATTTCCTGTAGGTATTTGAAATATAACTTCTATTTCATAAGCCCAATCTTCGTGTTTTAATGCTACTTTATATTCTCTACCATAATTAGTTGATTTACAGTAGACGTGAAATTCCTCTAATTTTGCCGCAGTTGTTGTACTGTCAGCCGCAGGTGTAATTGACCTATTAACTACAAAAGTATAATCCGCAATATTAACCATACGGAAATCACTTTTAGGATTTGTAGAATTAAGATAAGTATTTCCATCAGGATAACTTACAGTTTTTTCATTACCTGCTAAATCATAAACTTTAACTCCATTATCATAAAACGCACACAAATATCTATTTGATTCATCTCTTTGTATACTCCATATCTTAGAAGTATTAGGAAATACATTTGTAGAATCTAGTGTAGCTACATATTCTAAAGGTGGTCTCTTTGATAACCCATCTACAATGTTGTTTTGACAATTAACTTGGTCTTGACCTTGATTAATTCCACGTTGTGAAGGGGTTTGTTGAGACATACCATTTAGAAAATTTGGTACGGATTGTGAAATCACTTGTCCCATTAATAAGTCCTTCTAGTAGTCCTGTTTATGATTGAATAAGTATTTGAATCACCTTCTAACATATTAGCGTCAGCACTTCTACTATCAGCTTGTCTAAAAGCGGCTAGTGCTTCTTGTTCATCATTTCCTGCCAATTCAGTAATTCCTTTATCCCCAATAAATCTTGAAGCAAAACGTCTAGCGGATTTAGTTGCTATATATTGCCTTGCATATTCAGGGAGTTGTTCAAATTGTTGGACTAAGACTAAGTCCACTGTAGGTAGGGTTGTTGATGTTCCAAATACATCGGTATGATTAGCTATATCATATAGAAAACCATTACGAATAACTAAGTTTCTATCTCGGTATTGTGCGGAAGCATCGGCTTGTACGCAGTTAGATGGTAAGGGTACTTTATTGTCTGTATCTTTTGCTAGTGTATAAGCATAATGGGTATTAAAATTCCACCCCATTGATTGAACTGACATAGAAGTTTCATCTAAAATGTTTTTAGCGACAGATACATCGGTAGTTACTGTGCCTGTAATTGAGTTTACAGGAGCTTCTCCTATAACACTCAACATTTGATTAACTGCTTGTAATTCAGTCGTAGGTGTAATTTGTGTTGCCATTATATTATATTATTATTGCTATTAATAAAATTATTGCAAAAGCGATACTAACTTTTTTATGGTCACTCCAAAAGTGTTTCACTTCTAACATTACTTCATTTATTTTATTTATCATTATTGTTTATATCCTCTTGTTAAATTAACTAGAGGGGATTTCTCCCCCCTAGACTTTCTATTAAGATATTTTGATTGTCTTTTCTTTCTTATCTTCAGGTAAATTCTGAATCAAAGAAACATTTAGAACACCATCTTCTAACTTAACTTCACTTACTTCTGTAAATTCAGCTAGTTTAAATGATTGTTCAAAAGACCTTTCACCAATACCTTTGTAAAGATAATCTTTCTCTTTACTTTCTTTCTTTCCTTTTACTTTTAAGACATTTTCTTTAACAGAAATTGTAAGGTCATCTTTTGAAAACCCTGCAACAGCCATTGAAATGTTATATTCACCATCTTTTATTTTTTCAATATTATATGGTGGATAACCAACTGTCTTAAAACTTCTAAGCTCATCAAATAGGTCATCAAAACCTACCGAAAAAGCTCGGAATGGTGTTAAGTCTAGTGTCATATTTCCCCCTTTCTTAGGCGAGTTAATCAAGATACCCACTAGGCATATCTTGAAGTTATTATAAGTAGAAAAGGGGGACGTTAATCCCCCTAATCTATTGGTGTAATAAAGAAACTATTACGCTTCTTTAATTCCTACAGCCGCTTCAGGTCTAAGGACGCCGTGTCCCATAGCATATTTAGCGACCATTAATGTACCTTGTCTTCTGATGTCATATTCTGACTCAACAGCCAAGTCCATAAGTTTAACAGTACCAACTGCTGAAGGGTGAGATACAAGACCTT